ATTCTAGCGCCGATTGCCACGACGCTGTGGTCGGCGTACACTGGGACGCGTGCGCATCAAGTGGCCGTTGTCAAGGCCGCGTCGCCGGGCGATTTGATTGAAGCCGTCAATCAAGTGGATCACCCGCAGCTCGTGGCAGCCGTCGCCAAGGTGTCTCCAGCAACGCTTGTAAATGCCGCCGCCGAGCTGGAGAAGGCAACCGCGAGCCAAAAGGTGATCTCGTAATCGTGAACTATCCTTGGACGCCTCCCGTACAGAGCAAAGAGGACATACGGGCCCGGCTTCTCGATTTTGACAGATACCGCGAGACGTTTTTACGGGTGCGCCCTCTTGAGGGCGGCGACCGCGTGCCCTTTATCCTCAATAGCGCGCAACGCGTTCTGCATGCCAAAATTCAGGATGAACGCAAGACCTTTGGTATGGTACGTGCGCTGATTCCGAAAGCGCGCCGCATGGGCGTGAGCATGTACGTAAGCGGGCGGTACTTCCACCGTACAGCTACGGAGTTCGGACGCCGGGCTCAAATCGTTGCGCACCGGTCCGACAGCGCCGCAAACCTGCATCGCGAAGTAAAAGAGTTTTACGCGGGGCTCCCGCTCTCCGCACGCCCGCATCTAGGTGCTTCGAATGCGCGGGAGTTGATTTTTGACAGGCTGAAATCGCTGTACAAGGTCGCGTCGGCCGAAGGCGGTGACATTGGCCGGTCGGACGACTTTCATTTGATGCACCTTTCAGAAGCCGCTTTTTTTGACAATACCGAGGATTTGTCGTCCGGCTTGATGCAGACCGTACAGGACATCGCGCACACGGAAATCATTCAAGAGAGCACGGGCAACGGGCAGTCCGGCATGTTCTATAACATGTGCAGGGAAGCGCACGCTGCACAAAACAAAGGACCGTGGCGAGTGCACTTCCTGCACTGGGGCCTCATGCCTGAGTACCGTGCGGAAGTCCCGCAGGGCTGGAAAGCGCCGAAGGACTTCGAAGATTATGCCAAGTTTCACGGTTTTGATCGCGAGCAACTATACTGGTTTTGGCTGAAAAACTACACATTGGCAACAATGAACGGGGGGCAGCCCGAAACTATTCATCGGCTGACGCGGCAAGAGTATCCGGCGACGTACGATGAATGTTTCATGGCGGATAGTACGCTGGACTTTTTCCCTGCGTCTATCGTCAATGCTGCGATGGTGCGCAAGCCAGCGCCCTCCGCGGGCGCGTTGAAGCTGTTGTGCGTCGACCCAGCCGGCGACGGGCAGGACAAGCCTTGGGTATGCGACCGGCAGGGTTCGGCGATCGGAGCGCGCGTGTGGGGCGAGCTGGCCAACCGTGATTACAACGTGCAGGCGGACTGGCTTAGGCAGACGTTCGAACGATTTGATATGGACGCTATACTGATTGATGTCACCGGGACTGGCAAAGGACTTGTCGACGCAACGCGTCTTCGCATGCGCAAGTACGGCCTGGAAAAGGTTATTGCTGTCAATTTTGCGTGGGGTGCGCTAAACGACGTACTGTACGGAAACAGGCGCGCGGAATTGCACGACAAGCTTCAGCGTTGGTTGCAAGGCGACGTGTCGATGCCGAACGACAAGCTTTTGCAAGAGGAAGCGGCGGCGTACAAGTGGGGGCAGGGCGGCTGCCGGCGTGATGAAAAAATGCGCCTGTTCATGGCGCCGAAGGTGAAAATACATAAGGACATCGGACGCTCCCCTGACCGATTGGACGCGTGCGCGGTGTCTATGGCCGTGGATTGACACGGCGCGTCTGTGCGTGTACGGCAAGTGTTGCCACACATGTACATAGGAGCGCACGCTATGGAAGCTGACCGCAATTTAGTGGAAAAGCCGAAGGCCAAGCCGAAGGGGAGAGCTGTCAAAGCCGTTAGCCGGCCGTGCCGCGTCGATGTCCGGCTGACCCGCGCGGAAAAAGCAAAGTGGGATCGCGCGGCGAAGGCGACCCGGCGCACGGTCACGAGCCTACTTGCTGAGATTATCGAAAAGAAATTCAAATAATTTCCAAGCGTGGCGGACTTGCCACACTGAATTGGTGTAGTACACGTACGGCGCATCACGCGCCAGAAGGGAACACCATCATGAAAAAGTACGTACTTTGTACCGCGCTCGCGCTTTTCGCCAGTGTCGCGTCCGCGGCCGACATGCCTGTCAAGGCGCCGCTGCCGTTTTCGACGAACACCGGGTCCGGCTGGTACTGCGGCCTAGGCACGCAAGCCGGCGTCGCGCAAACGAGCATGTCGGGCAACAGTATTTTGGCAACGAGCTTGCTCAACAGCAACGTGAATGCTGCCGGCGGTGCCGTGGGCGGCGGGTGCGGGTGGATCACCAACAGGGGGCCACTCGGCTCTTGGATGCAGTTCGAAGCCGACGGGTGGTATCAGAACATTTCGGCGACAGCCGGGCCAGTGTCGGTCGCGTCCCGCTGGAGTTCCACGCAGGAAGCGGATATCGGGATAGGTGCGTTCTCGGCAATCCAGGCCGCATTTGCGGCGTTTGGTAGCGGCGCCGGATTCAACCTGCCATTCCCGTCCTTCACGCCAACGTTGCCCACGGGCGTTGCAGTCAACACCGCGCCACGCCAGTACGTCGGCTTGAAAATGGAAGAGTTCGGTTTGACCGGAAACTTCGCACAGGCGGGCGGGGCCGCTGTCGGGTGGGCTCCGGGCCTCACGACCGGATTTCGCTGGCAGACGCTTGACGCAACCGGAAAGCCGAACGACGGCTCGCTGAAGGTTTACGCCGATGTCTTCTGGCCGCAGCGCGGCGACACCTTCAGCAACGTACTCGGCACCAACGGCAACGTCATGGTGAGCGGCGCTGCCAAGTTCACGACTCAATATTGGCTCGGCTTGAAGTACGATTTCGGGCTGTAGAGAAGAAAGCGGCTCGCACAAGCGTACGACGCGAGCCGCTGCTGATCCCTACGCCACTCTGATTTTCCACCCGGCTCCGGTGAAACTCCCCTTGGTGCCGTCTTTGTCGCCGACGTTGCCGGTGTACTTTCCGTCCAGGTCTTTGTTGCGGGGATCCATGCCGGCGTACAGGCTCTGAAGCTTTTGCCGGTTCTGCCTGCGGATGTGGTCGCCGACTGCTTTCGGCCGCGAGAACAACAGCGGCCGAAATGCCTTGCCTTCCTTGTCCGTGCCGGCGACAAGATCATTGAACAGCTTCGCCAGCTCGGGGTCCGTAACCTGCTTCCATCCCTTGTTTTGGGCGTCCGCGATTTCTTGCGGAATGCTGTTGATAATTCGAAACTCCCACCCCGGGTACTTTTCACGGTTGGGGATATACAGCTTCAACGGCCTATCAAGCACGAGTTGCGCAATGATGCTATCGACGTCCTGGGGTTCGCTGAACGGCGACAGTGACGCCGTGGCGTCGCCGGGGCCGGGCGCATCCGGCATGTCGAGAGGCGGATTCGGTATCAGGTTCGGCGCGAGCCCGGCCGTGCCCGGGAACGGAGTATTGGTGGACATGACCTACTTCTTTCCTTTGGTGTTGCGCAAGTGGGCGGCGTAGTGGCTTTCCAACGCCTTCGTTACGAAAGCCTCCCGCTGTTCTTTTGTGGCGCTGGCGGACACGAACTTGCTGGTTTGGCGCTTGATTTCGGCTTGCACGTCTTTCGGCGCGTCGGTAACTTTCGTCCACGGGCCGGATGGACGGCGTGCACGGTTCGGAGCGCCCTCGCTACCGGGGCCGTCCGTACGGCGTGGTTTCTTGGGCGGCTTGCCAGCAGTTTCCGGGTCTTCGGGGTCCTCCGGCTCTTCGGGGTCCTCCGGCTCTTCGGGGTCCTCCGGGTCTTCGGGGTCCTCCGGGTCTTTCTTTTTTGGCGCGGTGGCGGGTTTGAATTCATCGTCGACCGCCTTGACGATTGCCGCGGCGAAAGCTTCCGGCGTCGCGAATTTCTTCGGGTCCATGGTCTTGCCGAATTCGAGGGCTTTCGCCGACTTTTTCGGGTCCGTGCCAAACCACGGCTGTTTGTCCAAGTGAGCGCGTATCTCGGCGTCGCCGTACGGCGGGGCTTTGGGCGCGGTGGATACGTCCAGCTTTGCGATATCGTCGGCGATTTTACTGGCGGCTTCTGTGTTGCCTTCGGTGACGGCGGTTGCGAGCTGCGCCTTCAAACCCGCGCGGGCGGCTTCGCGCATCATCGTGTTCAGGTCGTTCATGCCGTGACGCGCTCCCGGATGCTGTTGAAGTTGAATGCTGCGGCCGGCGGCTCCGTTTCAGCGTCCGCGTAGTCCCACTCCAGCGACGCGGCGTCCGGCATGCGCGCGGCCGGGATGATGCCTATCACGTCGTTGAAGCTGGATACGTACCGCCAGCCGCTCGTGCTCACAAGCTTGCCGCCCTGGATCATGGTGCCGGCGAACGGGCGGAACAGCACCCAGTCGCCAATTTTTACGTCTTGTCGCCCCAGGCCGCCTTCGCCATCCTTGAAACTGAACGCGAGCGGCCCCATTGCGAAGACCCGACCGGCCATGACGTTGTGCTGCATCATGTCGCGAGTGACATCCGCCGTAAGGATGCTGCCGATTTTCGACGGCGGCATGGGCAGGCGGACAATCACCATGTCGCGCGTCGGCTGTACGTGCTCGTGCGGAATTTGAAATGAATGGACCCCTACGCTCACTTCGCGCCTCCTAGTATTTTGTCAACTTCGTCCGCGGCTTTCGTCAGTATTCCTTCGAGTTCATGATAAGCCACTGCCCGCCCCTGCGTCACCGGGGGCACTTCCGCCCCCGAGAACAGAAGCGCCACCACCGGGTCCCGACGCCTGCGGAGGTACGCCAGGAGTGCCCGCGTTTCCGGGCTGGCCAGCCACTCCGTCCATGCTTGTTCCCGCATCGCCCGCTCCCTGCATCATCTGCTGTACGGCATGTTCAAGTTGCGCCATGGTCAGCAACGCAGCCTTGTTGTCAAGCATGCCGCCGCTCGCCTCGACCAAGTTTTTGAGCGCTTGCGTAAGCTGTACAGCTACGGCGCCTGTGACCTTGATACTTTCGGTCTTCTGTTTCATCAACGCCACAGCGCCGTCAAGCTTTTCTTTCGGCGTAGCTTGTGGTTCCGGCGGCTGGCCGATCAGCTTTTCCGGGTCGGGGAGGCGCAGCGTCATGCAGAGACGTTTTACTACTTCCTGAATACTGAAGCTGCCGGGTACTTTCGCGCCCATCTCCAGCATCTGCATGTAGATGCCCGCCAGTGCGGAGCGGTGCATTTCGGTGGCGAGTTGCGGGTCTGCCGTGACCGCTACGCCGTTTGCGTCAGCTTGCATGCCTTCGGGCAGCATGTCGTACGCCGCGGCCATTTGTACGAACATGCGGAACTCTTGCGTCATTGACGCAACCATGCGGCGGTGTACGGCACTCTGAACTTGCGTGCCGCTGTCGATGACGCCGCGGGCCATCGTTGCCGTCATCGATGCGGGGGCGTTCTCCAGTAGGTTCAACGTCCCGGCCAGCCGGTCGCCGAGCGTCATGATCTTTTCAAGCACCTGCACGGAACCGGCGGAAACCGACTTTTGCGGGAACGGCGACCACAGCTTATCCAGCGGGGTGCCGTCCGTGGGGATTGACGTGATTCGGTTGCCCTTGATTTCGATCTTATCCGGCAGTCCGAACTGGCTACCGCCGACTACGCCGCCGTTCTCGCTTTCGCTCTTTGCAGTGTCCACGATCGAAGCAAACAACCGATCGGCCGAATTTTCAACCCGGGCTAGCAGCTTACCGAAACCCATCGGGAAGAAACCGCCTTTGGGGTCCGGCAAGAATCTGTACGGATAGAACCGGCGTATTGGGTTGAAAAACAGCGCTTCGTCGCTGTCAACGACGGTGCTCTTGGACCACAGCGGCGTAAGCTTGACGACTTCCGCCATGTCGTCCCGCGATATGAGCGCGGTCCATGGCTCGTCGATTTCATCGCCGTCTAAATCAAGCCAGCAATCACACTCGTAAAATCGTTTCGGCGCCTGAGGGTCGTTTTCGTCGTATTGGGGGTCGTAGTCAACCCAATGACCGCGCTCAATCGAGCGCTCGATTTCGTACGGATAGTGCTCGAATTGATCCGTGATGCGCGGTGCGCGCTCAACTGACCGTACGTTGCTGTTTATGATGACGTCCCCGCACGTACGGAAATACGAACGAAAAACTCTGTCTTCAATGCTGAAAGACCGCTTGCGCCATGCCAGCCCCGTCACGGCCATGTGCACAACTAGCGGATCAGTGTCTAGCGTCCAATTCGGGTCCCGCGTACGGAGTTGGCTGGATACCCACTCTGCGAGCGCTTCGCCGTCTGGTTCGCTTGCTTTGGCTAGGTCGGGTTCGCCAAGTAGCGCGTCAGTGGCGCGCGCCGAGAATTGAATCACGGCAGAGAGTGTCATTTCGGTAGACGGCGGCTCACCCTCGTTGGACCCTTCCTGCTCGCGGTCCTGCGGCTTGGCAATGTTCCCTTCCGCCGTTACGGCGTCAAGATAGCCGTTTGCTTCACTCAGCCAGTCGCCCATCGACTGTTCGTCTATGCCAATCAGCATAATCAATTCGTCCGCGAGAGACCGGCGTTCCTCCACGTCCATCTTTTCGGCCAAGTTGCCGAACGATTCCGGATCGCCAACATCAAATTTGAGGGTTGGGAGGCGTTGCATGGGCATGGCGTGTCATACGCTCGCTTTGTGATTCGCGTCAACGATAGCACGGGCAAGCCTCAACAGAACTTCGGTGGACCATTTTGATTTTGCGTAGTTGTAAGCTACACAGACTACTTGCACATTGTCCCGCGTGTACCCTTTCGAGCTATCGCGGCGGTCCAGCGATGGCGCCCACGGGTTCGCGTGGTGTTTATCAGGGCCGGGTGCCATGTCGAAAGGCAGCCCGGTGGCTTCACAAACGCCCGTGGCTACGCGTTTTGTTATGTCTTGTGCGTCTATCGAAAACTCCATCACCGCGGCCCGCGCTCGCCGCTCTGCGAACCATATTAGCAGCCCCGCGCGCCCGCGCGCCGTTCGTCTGTACGCTGCTGTTGTGGTTCGGTTGTATGCGGCGCCTGCCTCCGTAGACTGCGCTTTGGCTGCAACAGCGCGCTTACGCCCCAAATTGCACAGATGGCATATCGTGCGGTGTGTAACTAGTTTGGCTGGTTTCTTGCACTTGCTGCATATTTTGAGTACTTTATGGCGCATGATTCGTTCTCAGGTGGCCTGCGGTATTGGCCTTTAGCACGAAAGGAAAACCAAGTGCAAGTCATCGACAGAAGTTTGATGCCCTCGCAATACTGGCCGGGCCTTTACGCCTTATTTGGCATGGACTATGAACGGCTGATGCCGATCTACCCGCAGTTCTTCGATTCGAAGCCCTCCGAAAAAGCGTTTGAAGAGTTCATGACGGAGCGCGCCGGCCTCGGGCTCGCCGTACAGCAACCCGAATTGGAGGCCGTCCAATTCGACGTGCCGAACGAAGGTTACCGTACGCAAGTGACGCATGCGAGCTACGGGCTCGCCGTCTCGATTTCGCGGGAAGCCAAGGACGACAACTTGTACGAAGATGTCGGCGGCCGGATGATGAAAGAACTCGCTTTTTCGGCGCGGCAAACGGAGGAATACATCGCCCACGCGCCGCTGCAGGTCGCCGTGGACGCCGTGAACGGCGTACGGGCGGACGGCGTACCGCTCGGCTCGGCATCCCACCCCACGGCATCCGGGGTGCAGTCCAACTTGCTGATAGCCGCGAACGTGTCGGAACTGGCGTTCGAGAATGCCGTTATTCAGGTATCGTACACACGCAACGGCCGCGGTTTTATCGTCAACGTACTTCCGAAGCGCGTCATCCTGTCCCCGGAGAGCGGGCCGGAAACTCGGCGCATTCTCGGCTCGCCGTTGCAGTGGAACGCGCAGACGAACAATATCAACGTGCTGCGGTCCACCGGCGCGCTGCCGGAAGTTGTCGAGACGCCGTACCTTGTCGACAAGGACAACTACTTCATTCAGACTTCGGAGCAAGACAAAGACAACGGGCAGGGCTTTACGTTTTGGGAACGCTCCCAGCTCGAAACCCGCGAGGACAGCAATTGGTCGAATCAGGCGTCGCTTATTGCGATGTGGTTCCGGTGCGCGGCTTCAATCATCGATTGGCGCACCGTGTACGTGAGCCCCGGCGCCGACAACGCTTAGTACGGTAGCGTACTGAGGACGTCAGTCTCTCTAGCCTTGGCTCCCGGGTGACTGGGAGCCGTTTTTCTAAGGATGCGCGCCATGCCCATCGGCATTCTGTTTTGGGTCTTGTTTGTCATATGGGTCATCTTCGGCGGCCTTTGGCTCGGATGGCACGATTTCGGGTTTATCCTGCAAGGCCGGTGACTCTGTGGGCGCACCCGTACACACGGCTAAGCCAAAGCTGGCGCCCTATGAAACATGGGGCGCCTGTTCGCGCTGCAATGCGCGGGTGCCGTACCGCACGCTCGCCCGGGAGCGGCTGACGGGGCTCTTGGTGTGCACCAAGTCGTCCGGCCGCGGCGTGCGCTCGTGCTGGGATCCCTGGCCGGAAGTGTTTGATTTTCAGGTCGCGCCGGACAAGTCAATCGAACCGCCGCCGGAACCGCTGCCGCTCCGTTACAATCTTGACGACATATGGGGCGACGGCCCGTCCAGCGGCACGACGGCGGACTATGCCAACGCGCCCGCAGCGGCTCCAGACGACGCCACGAGGCTTGCTGCGCTGCTGAGGGCGCCCCCGTACTATGCGCTGCTCGGCAAAACGGCTTCCTTTGCCGGGCTGCAATCGCTGGCGCAGCCGGTGGCGAGTGAAGTGACGAACCTCAACACGTTCGTACCGGCTGACTACGACGGCACTTTCATTCCGTCCGGTTCTGTGCGTACAGTGACGCTGCCGAACGCCGCCGCGGAGTTGGCGGGCGTATCGACCACTGACAAAGACGTACCGGCGGATATCGTATGGTCTCCCCCGTGGGCGGCGCGAAAAGGGGTGTGAGCAGTGGTCAATGCGGCGTACGTCATCACGCAAGCGCTCCGGCGGTTCGGCATCATCGACGCCGCTGAAAACCCGACGACGGCCGATCTTGCGAACAACGTGCCAATACTCAGTGACTTGCTGCGCAACGAGCAAGCGGATGGTGCTTGCCAGTACCTGATTACGCGCGTCGGTGCCCAACTCCCGGCCGGCGTGCCGGGGTTGATCTACGCGTTCACGGTCGGAACCGGTGACGCATCATATTTGGTGCAGAAAGACGCTGTTGCGGTGCGTGCAATTTATTTGAATGATATCAACAACAATGTAAACCGCGAAACGCGCATGGTGCCAATCGCCGATGTCGTACGGACAACGTACCCCGGTATCATCACCAAATGGCACCAAGAGCGGCAGATAGACGGTTCCGTGCTGATTACGGCTTGGCAGCCGCCGCGCACCACTGCACAGGCTCTTATTGAATTCGGCGGCCGAGTGCCGTTACTGTCCAACCCGGCAGGCACCGACAACGTGCCGCTGCCCCCGGAGGGCATCAACGACGCCGTGCTGCTCTTGGGGCGTAGCATCATGGGATCGTACGGGCGCGTGCTCAGTCCCACGGACCCGATCATCTTGGACGCGGAGCGCGTCAACAAGCGCTGGCGTGACTACGCCCGCGGTCAGCAATGGTTGCGAATGGTGCGGTCATAGCATGCCAACCATTGATATCCTCGGATCGTTCCAAGACCCGAACAACCTGGACCAAGGCGCCGGCAAGCTTGTCAACGTGCGCGTAGTGCCGCGCGACCAAAAGGAAGGTAAGCCGTCCAAGGTACGTTTCATCGGCGCTCCCGGGCTCGATACCGTATGCCAACCGTCTGTGGCGCCGTGCATCGCCATCGGTCACGCTCTCGAAACGATTTGGACTGGACACGCGGATGGCTCAATTTGGTCCGGCGTCGAAACCGGCGTGCCGGTGCTCGCGGGCTTCGTCGCTGTCGATCCATCTATGCCAGTGATTCGGTTTGCGGAGGACCGCACGGCGCTGTGCATCGCCACCAACAGAAACACAATAAACGCAGCGCTTGCCGGCACCGCGTACACGGCGACGATAGCGGGCGGCGTCGTGAACGCAGGGCTTGACGCATCAATCAATTTCGATCCCTCGGCGACGGCCGAACTGGACAACTTTACTGTGTGGTCGGGCGCGTCGAATTTCTACGCCAATCAAGATTCCAAAATGTTCAGTTCGGTTCCGTTGCAGCCGGCGAA